AAACGATCCAGGTAAAGAGGTTGACGGAATCTACCGCCAACTTTTCTAGGATCACCCCCACTTAGGCGCAACACAGCCTATCCCCTAAAAGGGGCCCCAACACACACAACGCGCATCACGATCCTCAAAGAGGCCATGGGAGAGCAGTACGAGTACCTAAACACTGATGTTGAAGGTAGGGTTAGGAATGTGCTGTAAAAATGAAATCAGCCTGTTAAGGCGATAAATGTAAATGACCAAAAAGGCGGCCAAAAACAAAGATATGAAAACAATAACAACGATTTCTAAAATCATTAACCACGACGTTTATTCTTCTGTTTCTGATTTGGTTGTTTTTGCTTAGGTTGAGAAGGTTTGGGTGGTGGTTTAGAAACACGGTTAACAGCAGCTTTTCCTAACGCATAGGCAGCTTTAACTACCTGAGGGGCGACGACACGCCCCACCTGCATTGCAACACGACCTTGTGGGCCTGCAGCCCAACCAGCAAGTCGTCCAGCAATGCGGGCAACATCCTCCATGTGGGTTAGGTTCTCGTAAAACAATGGCATGGCTGCCAAAGCAAGCTGGGATTTGTGCCAGACCTCGAGAGGTGTGCGCGTAACAGCAACGTCCCACAACGTGCTGGCAGAGCGGAACTCAATGTGTAAGTCACCAGTGATATTCATGACTGTGCCATTGTTGGTCCCGCCAGCAGATTGAGTGTCAACAAACTGAATAAAACTGACATACGCAAAAGAATCAAGCCTAAAAGGTGGTGGGATGTCAAAAAGATTATTGTTTGAAAGCTGGGTCGTGTAATCACGGAAAATGGAAGACTCTGTGTCAGGCGGAGTGAAAGTGTAAAGACCCTTTGCTAAGGGGCCATTGTACTTGAGCTCGGGACGGGTAGAAGTGTAAAGAGAGTCAAAATTGGACTGAAGAGTGGTGGGACCACCACCAACGACAAACTCATTGGCAAGTACACGACATGCCTTTGCAGTACCCTCTTTGTACAAATTAGCTGTGACATTGGAAAACAAAACACCAATGGCTGTAGCGCGGGTGTCTTCAAACAATGTTGGTGCGGCCATGAGCTCTTTTGGAGCAACAATCTTGGGGATTAAAAAGGTACCAGAGACACCCCCAGGTGCAACCCCTGAAAAAGAAGAACCAGAGTTGCAAAATCCACAATGAATGTTAGTAATGGAACGCACCGAACTGGCGCTAGCAGCAGCAGTACAAATGAGGTTAGTGGGTCGAAACCAAATACCGTTGATAGAAGAATAACCCTCAATTACAGTTGTGTCCGCGGATGGGATACCCATGGTCAATGACATGGTGCGTGTGTCTGTAGTTGACCAATTGGTGCAATATTCAACATTAAGCAAATAACTACCTACTGGGCCAACTGCACCATTTGTCTTAAGTCGAACACCAAAATTGTTCTGAACGCCATCACAATTAGGGGAATAAAACCACACGCGGTTCAAATCATCAATGGCCATAGGACACGGGGAGTGCATAAAAGATGTGTCACCAAAACTACCCTGAGGGTATACCTGGTCAGAAGGGAAAAGGTTACTAAGGTCCAAAGACTCACCGGGAGCTAAAGGAACAGCAGAGCCGGTGCCAGTAGAGCTAAGGTTATTAGTCCTATATACACTGAAACCAGCCTGCGGAGAATTACCAGACGTGCTCTCCCAAAGGTAGTTAGTGGGTGAGCGGAATAGGGCAAAGTACTTACCGTCACCGACAGCAGAGGTGCCAAAAGTTGAAGTAGTAGTGGAATTAAAAGCTTTCACAGCAGTGCGCTCAATTGCGGGGTAGGTGGGCAGCCTCAATGGCCGACGCTTACCGGGCAAGGCCTGCTGTTGCGCCAACTGGGGCGCAGAAGTAATGGTACGTTCAATGGCAGAATAGCCATTGCCACCCATGGGTTTATTGTTGTTGTTGCGGTTTTTGCGGTTAGGCATTGTGAGTTACGAAGGCCGCTAGGCGTCACAAATCAAATTTCATTGGCATGGCGGAGGGCTGGGTCGGCCGCCTCCCAAGCACTAACGACGTCAAAGGCAGGGAAGTGGGTGATATGAAAAGGAGGTAGGTCAAGAGGGAATGCGGACAGGGGCAAACCATAACGGAGCAAACCATAAGCCCACTCAACACGAACATCCCTACTAGTGGTTAGCAGGTCATAGGCGATAGGCAAATCTATACTAACGCCTATTGGAGTGGTCAAATGCTGGGTCAAGAAATTAGTGATAGACTGGAAACCGGAAAACAAAGGAATGTAATTGGCAATTAGGGCAGATCGAATTAACCCTACCTGGTTACGGGGAATATCCTTGACAGTCCAAAACAACTTACAGTATATACTAGAAAGTTTGGGTCGAAACACAAAACCCACATCAGACGGCCAAAGATACAGTGAGCAAAACTGCGCAGCTAATAGATCTCGGCTGACACCTCTGTCAGGCGTGATCCCACAGGCAGAATCATGCTCATTGAGCATCAAACGGCAATCATGCACGCTATTGACGCCCCCATCGTCATAAAAACCAAGAAAATCATCCCCCTGAATTAAAAATAAAGCAGCCCTAGCCTTAATCAGAGGTAAAGAAGACAATCGAATTATAAGGTTAATGAGAAAATTGCCAATACTTGTGTTCCAGTCACCAGATAATCGTTTCCAAGAGATGAAGTATCTAACGTATTGTAACATCCCTGTTAAATCCGCAAAGGCTAACCTACCTTTACTCCCTGAAGAACGTTGTAAGTGGTCATTTGCCATGCCCTTTAACAGTAACTCATAAACAGAAGCTTCAAGTCTGAGCAGAACCTCATTCATTGTGGCATCCCAGTTTTTGCCATCACATTCGTCTATAAGTAAACTGGAAGAGCGGACACCAGAAATGAAAGAATTTACATAATCTGCTAAATTGTCAAGATTACAACCACTGGAGCAGACAACTGTGACGGCAACACCAGACCAGTGGAAAGTTTGTCCATTGACAGCCATAACGGCGTATTTAATGTGTTGATACAGGTTAAATTTGTAATATGCAGAAGCTTCATTGATAAGACCCTGTATGCCACGGGCCTTCTTGGGCAATCCTACGCTAATTTCGTATTTCAAGAAGGCAGAAATTCGGTTAAGGTCAATGCAGTCCTTTTCAAAAGATTGGTCAATCCTAGTGAGTTTCCAGGCCGGTTTGCCATGGCGCCAGTCTTCTTCTAGGAGAGGGGACGAAAGAAATGAAGCACGTAAATGTCTGAAGTAAACACACCCCAGGACAGGGGTTAAATCAAGCGTCGTATGGTTAGGAGCGGCGGAGAGATGCCGTGCACAAAGAGACGACAAGGCAGAGCACTCACACCGTGACAGAACGAATGGTAGCATTACAGAACCCCCAAATGGGTAAGCACCCCGTTGGGCACGTTCAAAAGGCCTCTGTGTGCCAGGGTTTTCAACCAAAAGCATGCGGTTGTAACCTTGGTCCATGCCGGATGTGCGGTAACGGCATCCGCAACCGGCCCAGGCATGACAAGAACGTAAGCGGCAGCCGATGCCGAGCTTGCCATCAAAGCGATAGGTGTTGAAAACATCCCCAACACAAACAGTCCAAGAACGCAGGCCCAAAGGCGAAGGTGCAAGGACGGTGTGGGTGGCTCGTTTTTTATGACGAGTCGATCGACAGCCAAGCGGGTAGCAGCAAGTACGGAAGCAATATGCTCAGGCGGTTGGCCTTGACGGCTGAGGTTGGCAATAATGGTATTGGTTGCCTTATCAGCGTCTTTAGCAAGCACAGCTGAAGCAATAGCAGCGCTCAACTTCTCTTTGTCAATGCGAGGCCCATCCACGCGTGTGCCACGGACAAGCTCCTGTGGTAAATGCCAAGAACCACGGAAGACCATTTGGATTGGTTCAGCGGATGCGCTGTCGTTACGCACTCCGTAACTATTCAAAGAACGGAGTGAATACGTACGGTTGGCCAATATAGGCTTTCTGCATGTGCCAAGAAAATGACATAAGCGGGCAGCAGCCAAAACAGTGCATGCGGACACAATGGCAGTGGTAATGGCAATGGTGCAACCAAAAGGAGCCATCATAGTCGCAAGCTGAAATGGCATAGTAGAAGCAGCAAGTGAGACAGGCAAAGTAGAAGAAATTGTGTCCGGCCAATCAAGCAAAGGATGTGAGTGAAAACCACCGTTATCAACCACTTCCTTGATGTCACGGCGGACGTAAGTGCCCGTTGAACCAACCAGAGGAGCATAGACCTGCAAACCAGTGCCAGTGATAAGACGTTTCCATTTGTCAAGAAACCACTCCTTAGGTTCACTGCGAAATTCAGGGCGGCGAACATGGAACTCAGGAGCGGAGCTGGGAAGCAAACGCCCATCATCATGAACGTGTTCCACAAAAGAATGTGGGACAGACCTAAGGATCGGTGCCTCACGTAAGTCCGCCTTAGACAAATGGGTGAGGAAATCAACAGCCACAGCCTCAATATAGCCAGCAGAGTAAAGCAAATTGCATTCACACATAAGGTGGTGGTGATTGCAAAAGTTCACGCGGGCCTTTAGAGGTGCGGCAAACCCCACATCATGCAAATGTTTGCCCAAGTGTGAAACAAGGACATCGTTGAACAGTGCCTCCTGCTTGGCATTAGTGACAGGAAAACATATATGGAAATACATGTGTTCATTGTACTCACGCATCTGCAGGAGGTTAACAACCTGACGAACATTTGCAATGGTGCCATCAAGCACGATGCAAGCACCTCGTAAACCGGTGGTTAAGTCCTTGAACTCAATGCGCTGCTGGGCAGCGGTCGTGCGCATGCGATTGAGAACGCGACGTGCAGAATTGGCCAGTGTCTCATACATGGCTTGATTGCGAACAGAAGCGCACAATGTATGTCCATGATCTGTGGCGACGTTGGAAGCATCGGGTTCACCCTCACGGGCACAGGTGTCAACTGTGGCATGGGGTCGGATAAGAACCAAATCTGCGTCATCGGGTTCAGTGGTAGAAGGAGGTGCCGATAAAATTGGAATGACACCTTGAACCACAGGCGCGACAGATGGTGGCAAACCAGGAGGTTCAGCAGGCCGTGGTACAGCCAAGGCAGCAAGGGCCTCCTTTTTCCCCAGGCGCCAAACACATGGCAAAGGAGGGGGGCAGACGCGCCCGTTGCGAATGGCGCACCGAACCCACACACCAAGAGCCTTGGTTAAAATGGCACGGGTTAAGGTCTCATCAGTACGGGGAAAGAAATAACGAACGCAAGTTTCAAGACTTGGAGGCTCATCGTCAGTTATGCCAGCGAAGCCAGCAATGAGCATCCCGGTAGCGGCAGCCCAAGACTGCCGCTCATCCTGGGAAAAAGATTCAGAATAAGTTAGCATGTGCTTCGTAATGCGTGACTCAGTCTCACCAGAAACAGCTGATGTCCACAGAATGCAAGACTCCATTAGGGCATCAACTACCACGGTGGGGGAGACATCGTCCATTTCGTCCCAAAACCCAAACTCAGACATATCAAGCGGGGCTTCGTCAAGAAGGGCCTTGACAGAGCTCAACACTTGCGGCAGGCGTTGCTCGAGTGCAGTACGCATACCAATAATGTTAGGGTCAGTATAAGGACGGAGCTCTTCGATGACGCGCAAGGCTTCAGTCTCAACAGCGGTCGTAGTCGCCATCAATCGTTTAGCCTTCGCAATCAATTCCTCATCAGAGGAGGTGGCAGCCATCTCCTGCATGATAGCATTGATCTTGATGTTTATCTCAGTGATCAAAGAAACAGCACGCTGGCTGCGTTCGCGGAAGCCTTTCTTAGCATCAGCCCGTTGTTGGGCCCGTTTGGCATTATCATCGGCCTCGCGTTGCCCAACGGCCTTCTGCAAAAAGGTTGCATGGAGGTGCGAAGGCACCCGTGCATCCTTAAAAGCTGCAGCGGCAGCCTCGTCCCAAAAATGCGCCAGGGGAGGTGGTGCATCAAGAGAACGAGACCGGTGATTTGAATAGGCGGTCTGAAGATCAATAGCGTTGCGAACCAGAGCGTGATAGAAAGAGTTAAAAAGAGACATTTGTTGGGGAGTTACGACGGCCTTTTGGGCGTCCCCGTTGGTCATGGCTAAACCAGACATCTCACAC